CGCGAAACGGAAATTCGTGAAAGCCAAGTCCAAGGGGGCGAAAAAGCCGACCGGGACTCTGAAGGAATCTGATGACGAATCTGAAGATGCGAAGGAAATGCACCAGATGATCATGCAGATTCTGACCAAGAACGACACGCCCGATGACAAGAAAGCGGATGAAATTGTTGCCATTTTAACTGGTGAAGCAGGGGATTATGACATGGAAGCGCAAGAGAGCGTCCAGGAAGAAGCCAAAGTTGAGGAAACTCCCGTAGCGGAGAGCGAGGAAGTAAAGGTCGAAGAAGGTGCTTCGGCCAAGATGTGCGAGAAGTGCGGCGCAAAGATGGAATCGATGGATGAGGAAAAGCCGGACGAGGATATGTCCGACGAGGAAGAAGAAAAGAAAGCCATGAAGGAATCCATCGATCCTTCAGCCGAACTCGCACACTACAAGACCAAGGATGCCATCCGTACTCTTTGCGAGTCCAACGGAGTCGAGTTTGAAGAGTCTCTGGTTCAAGACCTTGGTGGTCTTAACCCGGAGTCCTTGGAGCGGCAGATCAAGCGGATTGCCGCTGCGAATCTCGCCGCGAAACCGAAATGCTCACCCACCCAGGCTACCTTCCAGGAGTCGAAAGAGGGTAGCAAGAAGTTTCCCGAAGGTGATTCCTTGTTCCGTTGGTTGGCAAACTAATTACGAAAGGGGTATAGACGATGGGAACTGCTTTTGGTGGATCGAAGCTGTACAAGCCAGCTTCCGATACCGTGATGAACCTCCCGAGCGCGGCATCCACCGCTATCAGCGTTGGTGATCTGCTGTTCTGGGACACCACCAACAAGGTGCTGAAACCCTTCGACCAGTATGTGGCAACCGGCACGGTTAACACCGACCAAGCTGCCATTCGCGCCGTCTTCGCTGGAGTGGCCCTGCAAGGCAAGCTTGCCGCTGACACTTCCGGTGGTTACCCCGCTTTCAACGGTGAAGGCATCACCTTCGCTCCCGATGCTCTTTACGAGGCTGATTGCGCTGCTGCCACTTTCGAGCCTGGCGATCTGGTTGCCGCTTCGGTGACTGCCGCTGCCGGGGCCGGGAATGTGGCTAGCCAATCCCTGGTGAAGACCACCGATGCCGGTGAAGCCCTGGGTTATGTGGTGGAGCGTTATGCCAGCAACACCACCAAGGTTCGCGTCAGGTTGATCGGGCGGTGGTCGCCCTACAACTTCGCTGACTACAACAACACCACCTCCGTCTAATACGAACCAATAAGGGAGAACCAGAGCAATGAATGTGATCAAGCTTCGTGACCTGTTTGAGTCCCGCTCCAAGGAGACCAATGGTCGCTGGCGTTTCCTGACCGAAATGCGCCAGGGTCTTGGCCTTTGCGACAAGGACGGCAACGAGAACCGCGACTTCGCCGGGAATCTGGTGCTGAAGGATCGGGCCTTGCGCCCCGAAAACTTCAGCCTCCAGGAACTGGCCGAGGCGATCATCGGGCCTAGCTGGCGGCAGCTTTTCAGCCCCGATTCCCGTGCAATGGGCCAGTACACCGCTGCCCGTTCCATGATGGAAGCGAACGGCTACGCTGGCGACAAGCGGGCCTTGGTTGAGGCGACTGGTTTCGGTCTCGATCCCAGCGCGTTCCTCAACATCAACACCTTCACCAGCATCGTTGGTGGTCTGGTCGAGGTCAAGATTCTGGAAGCTTTCCAGAACCCTGCCTTGATTGCCGACCGTCTGATGCCTGTTGAGTCCACGAAGCTCAACGGTCAGAAGGTGATCGGGGTGCAGAACATCGGTGACCGCGCCAAGAAACGCGCCCCCGGTGAGACCCACACCCGCGCCCAATTCGGTGAGAGGTGGATCACCACTCCCGAAACCCGTGAGAACGCTCTGGCTATTGATGTTCTGAAGGAGACCGTCTTCTTCGATCTGACCGGCCAGGTTCTCCAGATGGCATCCAGCGTTGGCGAAGAACTCGCCTATCGCAAGGAACTGGAAGTCATCGACGCGGTCCTGGGTGTGACCAACCCGTTCATCTACAACGGGACTGGTTACAACACCTACCAGACTAGCCGCACCTTGGGCTACCTCAACGCCCACACCAACCAGTTGGTGGACTGGACCTCGATCCAATCCGCCAGCCTCCTGTTCAGCCGCATGGAAGACCCCCATACCGGCAAGCGTCTGCTGATCACGCCGAACACCGTCCTGGTGAACCCGGCGCGTCTGGCAACCGCCCAGCTGATCTTGGGTGCTTCCGGCACGGAGCTTCGCACCGCTCCTGGGGCAACCCAGTCCAGCGCGGTGAGCTTGAATGTCGCCTCCTCGACCGGCAATCCTTACTCTGGACAGTTCACGATCCTGTCCAGCCCGCTGATCGAGCAGCGTTGCCTGGCATCGGATGGTCTGAACCTGAACCAGGCCAACACCGATGGTCTGTGGTTCATGATGGAGGCTGGGAAGTCCTTCAAGTATATGCAGAACTTCCCGCTGACCGTGACCCAGGCCGCGCCGAACCAGTACGAGATGCTGGATCGGGGCATTGTGGCCACCTACTTCGCCAACGAGCGGGGTATCCCCAGCGTCTGGAGTCCTTGGCACACCGTCAAGAACAACAACGCTTAATTGAGGTAAAGCTGATGCAACCCACCCAGCAGAAGCAACAGCCTCAACAGCAACAGCCTGTTAATCGCCTGTGGGAAGTCTCAGGGATGGGACTCCCACGGGCGTTTATCAAGGCTTACAGCAAAGAACAGGCTAAGAGCGAATACCGTATCAGGTACCAGTTGCACGAATCACGCCCCGTGGAGGCGAAGTAATGGCAGCAGCGGATGATATTAGCTCCGCAATCGACAACCTTGCCGCTGCCATCAAGGAGGCTACGGTCAATCCGAAACCGAATTACACGGTTGACGGTCAATCCGTAAGCTGGGGCGATTACCTTCAAATCCTGACCAGTCGCCTGGACGGTCTGATGAAGGCGAAACAAAGTCTTGCCGGTCCATATCAGCGGATGTTGAGGGTAGTATCCCGATGAAGTACGCAGCAATTAGCGCATCCAGTTCCGGCTCAAACACGGTTGTAGCTGCCGTGACCGGGAAGCGAATTCGGGTTCTGTCCTATGTGATGGTTGCTGCCGGTGATGTGACGGCAACCTGGCAATCGGCATCCAACAACCTTAGCGGTGGCATGGCATTGGCCGCGAATGGTGGTGCTGCCCCTTCCGCTGGACAAGCCACTCCAGGCGGGCTGATTGGCCAGTTTGAGACTAACCAGGGAGAGGCACTCAACCTCAATCTTTCCGCCGCTATCTCTGTGGCCGGTCATTTGACCTACATAGTGGTTGATTGATAATGGCTAATTTCGGGGCAGTCCTGGTTCTCTCCTACAAGGACGAAAACTCCTTGGGGACCAGGACTGTCCAGAGCGAGATGGAAGTAATCACCGAGGCCCAGAGAACTGCCAAAGGCGTGATGGCAGAGATCGGTGATAAATGGTGGTATGTCAACAAGCTGTTTGATTTTGTTGTCAACCTGTTCAGTTTCCGCGCAAAACCGAAAGATGTTCCTCTTGAACCGCTGACCACAAGCGAAATGGTTCCGGTTGAGTACGAGGAACAGTACAAGGTTCCCTATCAGCAGGGTCGCCGGGAGATGAAAGCAGTTGCCGATAAGGTTGTTGATGTTCATAAGCAAATGCTTTCCAGGCAGCATCCTCCTTCATCCACTCCTGGACAGTATCCGGCAAGGCGCAAAGGAACCCTTCAAAAATCAATTGCAAGCCGATGGGAAGGCAATAAGAAAATCCAGGTTGGTTACAAGGGCATAAGTGGACCTACTGGAAGACCTATTGAATATTCCCAATGGCTTGCAGATTCAGGAAGATTCAGCCTCATAGATACCGCAAACGGACTGAAAAATCTCAAGACTGCCAGCGGTCGAGAGTTGCGGTGGGAATTTACTTACGAGTATGTCTGATGCTTGACATATCGAGTGACTATCAAATTTTTGATAATCTGGAGACAATAACTTTCCAGAACCAGGGTGACTCCGCAGTTACTATTCAAAATGTGATGCGGAGACCGGCAATACTACAAGTCGAGTCTGTTGGTGGCGGAATGGTTTACGCGGCAGCAATAGAGTTTTTGATCTGGAAGGAAGGAACTGAAGACTTTCTTGTTGACGGGCAGGGCAATTACATTACATACGATGAGGATGACGCGTCTTTTATTGATGTTTCATCTTCGACGCTTATTCCAAGAATAAACGCATTAATAACCGATAAGTTTGGAAAAAAGTATTTGGTTGACTCTATTGATGATGGTGTTCTTCGCTCTAGGTGGTCGATAAGGGCAACATCCTACACGGGCGAAGGGGTGAATTAGTGGCTAGCATCTTCTGGGATACCCTGGTTGCCACCAAAACTCGCCTTGAAGGCGTGACGGGCATCCCAACGGTCAAGATCAGAAAAAAACCGATTCTGCTTCAGGAAGACTCGACCCCATTGGTACTCCTCACACCTGGAAAAGAGCGGGTGGAAATGGAGGCATTCGACAAGGTGGTCGAGTATGTCTATGAGGTGCAGGTATCAATCATCCGCGCCGGGAACAGGATTTATGAGGCGGATGTTGAATCTTTCTTGACATTGCGCCAGGACATTAGGAATGCCTTGTATCAGCCGGGATTGACCGGGGCCAACACGGTTTTGGATTCGGTTATTGAAACAAGTCCTCCTTTTGATATTGTGTCTGGTGACTCAGGCAATTACGATATTTCAGGTATAGTAATCCGTTACAAGAGCATTGAGGAGCGGGTGAGTTAATGGCAACCTCATTCACCCAGGATGGATTCGACTGGACGGCGACGATCAATTCCGCCTCCACCAGCCTCAATATGGCATGGAGTCAACAGAAGACCACCAGCGGATTCACCGCAGTCACCCAGGGACCGGATTCGATTTCGCTTTCGGTTTCACCAGCCTTGACCGGCCTGACTCCGATGAACATTGTGTTCAGCGAGACCAGGACTCTGGCAGCAGCTGGATCGAAGACTTACGATCTGACCAGCGCGGGTTCTCTCTACGATTTGATCGGCCAGCCTCTCAATCTTGCACGGGTTTTCGCAATCGGCATCTACTCAACCAGCGGGACGATTGTCTTCTCCCCTGGAGCGTCAAACGGACTTGAATGGTTCATGGGTGGAACCTCACCGACCATCACCATCACCGAAGGTGCTGGGTTCCTGTTTACCTCGCCCACGCCCTCGACGGTTAGCGGTACGGACAAAACCCTGACCGTGACTTCTTCTGCCGGTGCGACTTACAAAATCGTAATCTACGGAGGTCAGTAATCATGGCTTATTTCACAGGGAAGACCGGATACCT